TCAGAAGACGACTACGGTTATGACGAAGGTCAGCGCAAGTCTATCTTCAATGCTCTTGAAGGTGGTACACCGCTAGCTGATGCTTGTGAGGAATACCTCATGAGAATGGTTGCTATAGGTCAAGCACCAGCGCTAGTATAAGGGGTAGGTCTGGTCGGGCTACCGTAGGATCGTTTGGTTTAGCGATCCAAGACTGACCTCCCTCTATGCGGTAGTCCGACCCTCTACTTCATGGGAGAACACATGATAGTTATCAACGAAGACGGTGCGTACATGATTAGCCCTTGGAAAAAAGGGTTTGTAGTGCGTGCTAAAAACACTGATGATATACGTAATATGATGACTCGCATTCACGGAAAGAAGTGGGTGATTAAGCATTTGTCTACGGAGATCATCGCAGTACCTAAGACGCTATGGCGTTTCAGGATAGTCCTAAAGGGCTACGAATGGAACAGTTACATGGGGTCTGTTAGTAAAGCAATGGATTACACTGACCTGTTTGAGCATTTGTCCAGAAAAGGCGAGGTAAAGGACGAACGAATGAAGAGGTTATACCTGATTGGAATACAATTACATAAAGGATGGTCAGAAGATGACTGATTTAACAGCTAAATGCCCGTTGTGTAAAACAAGCTTAGATAAGCAGTTTTACGCATTAAGCAGGGTAGATAACAAAACACACATCTGTTCCGATTGCGGAACATGGGAGGCTTTAGCGCCTATGCGAAACACTTGGGGCTTGATGGCACAAGTACTTGAGGAGGTACAAAATGGCAATTAAATTTGATGCAGAAATAACCTTAGACGATGATTACTTGCAACATAACTATGAGAGTTACGACCAAGTGCCGTCTACAGAGGGCATCATTCGTGATGCACTTAACGACATATGGGAGTCTCATAGGTTTGGAGTTAGCTTAACGGCTAAAAACGTTAGGTTAGAGTCACTACACGTAGGAGGTAGAAAAGATGGCTGAAGTAATTGACGGCTACAGGTGGGATAACGCCAACAAGCGAGGGAGGAAGTTCAAAGGAGATGTGCGCTGGTTTGATGGTCAGACGTGGAAACTTAACGAAGAGGATTTAAGTGGATACGCAGACATGACCGTAGGTGCAAATTCTTTACGAGCTTATGTAAGAAGAAATTTCCGTAAAGCACGTGTTTATCACAATATTTCTGAAGGATATGTTGTGATTCAAGTGCAAGAAAGATAACGTAATTTATACTGTACTTAGTACCTCTTTCCCCTTTAGGGGGAAAGAGGGTACTAAGTATTAGGAGGTTAAAATGAATTTTCCAATTCACAAAGATGAACACGGACGATGGGTTCATACTTGGGTTAGACAATCGTCAATCAAAACTGCAGACATGTGCATGGAAAGACTGAGGAATGACATCTTCGGACTTGTTAGCGCTCCAAATAATGATGGCGCTGATCTCGGAACAGCGTGTCATTCAGTCGTGGAGGACTACATAAACCACAACATGCAAGGTTTTGAGATGAGCTTAGATGACATGTACGGAGCGCTTGACTATTACTGGGAGATAGCATCTCAGGACGTAGACAATTGGTATTCGTATGGGGATTCGGTTACAGCTCACATGATGGGGCGCAATAAGCTCAAAAGCTGGTATGAAAATGTGCGCCCGATGATAGAAGATCCCATAGGCGTTGAAGTTGATTTCAACAAGGTGCTTATAGAGGACGACAAACGTGTCGTATATCTGAGAGGTACTGTGGATTTAGTAGAATCTAACGTGCTATGGGATTGGAAGTTCCCTAAGGCAGACTACACGAAGGATCGTTGGCAGTATGACCGATGGGACGTACAGTCAATTGCTTATACTTGGGCAATTGGCGTTCCGAAGTTTAGGTATGGCGTAATGCACAACAAGGGTTTCGGAACAATGGAATTTGAACGTGACGAATCACACTATGAGTGGTTACGTCAAAAAGTCGCAAGCATTTGCCGATACGTAGAGTCCCAGCAAGGTCCATACTTGCTAGGTGACAACGGTTGGTGGTGTAGCGAGAAATGGTGTCCAGCTTGGACACAGTGTAAGGGTAAGAAAAGCCCAGAAAGTGAGGAATAACATGGCATATACCATGACTCCCAGAGAAAGAGCTTCAATAGAGGCTCAAGTTTGCATAAAGGCAGGCGTAGAGCTTGCTGTTGCAAGCGGTGGTGATGTAGGTACTGCGTTAGCAAACGCTGTATCTCTCGCAGAATCCTTAAATGACCTTAAGGATGTAATTGTAGGGGAAGGTGCTAGTGAACCTAGTGGACCTAGACCTGTCCAAATGACTACAGAGGCGGACATAAAAGCTGCGTTTCCCAGTGCAGAAACACAGCCAGCTTCTTCTGTTCGGACATCACAATACATAGCAGATAGCGACTACAGCCTTGTGCATAAGATTTACATGCACGAGAAAGCTAGCGGAATTGCTTATGGATCCAAAGACTCAGCGTTTATGGATAACCAAGCGATTCGTAAACTGTTTGCGAATGGTGCACGGCAGTTTCCACCAGATTACTGGGCGGAATCAATGCGTGGCAAAGATGTGCCCGTGACTCAGAAAGGTAAATGCGCTCTTGGTGATTTCAAAATCAAGAAAGGCTTGAACCTTGATGCTGATGGCAATCCCAGTATGGGGACTGGCGAAGGTAATCACCCATTAGCTAACAAGTCAGGGTATTTCGGAGGGTTGGTAAACAACACTCCGTTTAACTGGTCAGACCGTCCTGCTCCAATTGACCCACAAGGGTGGTTAGTAGGCGTAGATGGCTAATCAGCGTTTGTCATTATCAGACGCTAGGGAATTGTTGGGGCAACAGGCAACTGTTGCCCCTTCAGTTCGTCCTGACGTTAAAGGCGTATCAGAATCAGATCTAAGGCGGTTATTTACACCGAAGACAGAGCAAATGAAAAGAATGCGCTCTGATCTCCGTGCAGGCGGAGAGTGGCGCTTTGGAATAGAAGCTTTTGATACGGCTACGTTAGGAGGCGCTAGAGCGGGTCAGCTCGTTACCTTGATTGGTAAAACGCATACAGGTAAGACAATGGTTGCCATGAACATGGTCGCCAAGAACAAGAACCACAGAACACTATGGGTCAGTCCTGACGAGACTGAAACAATGTTCTGGGGTCGTTACTCAGCTATGCAATTGCAAATCAGTCAATCTGACTGGCTATCTAGACTAATGCGACAAGATGAACAAGCTTGGGAACGCACTAGCCAGATAGTCCAAGATCAGAGTAACTTACACTTTGAGTCTACAGGAATGTCTGTAGATGACCTTGACAAAGCACTAAGAATTGCGTCTACGGAATTGTGGGACGGTGAACGCCCACATGTTCTCGTATATGACTACTTAGAGTTGATCAGGGGAGGCAACGGCGATGCACAAAGCGTGCAAGCCAAGATTGAATCCTTTAAACAACTTGTCAGCGATTGGCGCATAATTGGCGTTATGCTCCATCAGTCAGGTAGAGGTTCTGGTACTCGTGGAACGGCTGGAGGCATAGACTCAGGTCGTTATGGCTCAACGTCAGAAAGTCACTTCGTCATAGAAACATGGCGCAGATGGGACGACACAAGCCTTGACGAAGAAACCCGTTCGTACTATCAAAACGAAATCAGTGTAGGCTTATGGAAGAACAAAGCTGGCGAAGGCACAAAAGCCGAAGCCAATCTCACGATAGACCCAAGTGGTCGCTTGCTAGAAGCAGGCGTTACTTGGGAACAAAGGGAGCTGAATTTAGATGACTGAAATCACACACGACTTCTACATGTTATTTAGAGGCTATCCAAACGCTTACGGTACAAACGCAGGCGGATGCAAATGGGAAAAGCCAGACTTCAAGTTTCACCTATTTGGGACCGAAGAGGACCAAATGATAGGAATTTACCCAATGGTTTATGATCCCTTGTGCAAGTTAGATATGCGAGGTCCAGAAGCTCACGATGAAAATCGTAAGTACAAAGACATGCAACCTGACATGTGGCACTGTATCTGGGGAGCCATAGATATAGATGAAGGTGAAGATTCACTAGACTACGCCATGAATGCTCAAACGATATTAAGAGCTATGGACATACCTAGTTGGGTTGAACTTTCAAGGTCAAAAGGATGCCATGTGTGGGTATTTGCCGAAGAGTGGGTTGTTGCAAAGACAATGCGTAAAGTCTTGAAGGCTGTTATGCAACTTGGCAAGATCCCTTACGATGCTGTCTATCCAAAACAGGACTCTTTAGACGGTCCAGTAGGAAACTACATGAGACTTCCTTACGGCTGTTTGCGTCCACAGGGGCGACAGATGATGGTGAACCACACAGGTGAAGCTTACGACCTTAACTCGTTTGTATATACGGCAACTGATCGTAAAGCAAGCCTAAGTGCTTTAGAGGCGGCTTCAGGCTACTATAAGGAGCCAAAAGCAGACTTGCCTCCACCACGAGAGTATTCCAAAGAGCCGTTGATGACGGCTGATGGAACCAAGCTACGTGGAGCGGCTAGGCGCATGTTTGACGATGGTCCACACGAATACTTCCTAACTGGTCAAGGCGCTGGGAGAGGGCGACACGGCTTCCTCCACAGATTTGCTAGGGCTATGTGGGAGTCAAACTACCAATTTAATGATATAGTTTCATGGACAACAGATCTGGATTCACGCTTAGGAGCATGGTATCCAGAAGGACCAAAATTTGTAGGGAGGCGTGATGGCACGAAGCAGATCCAAAGGATCGTTGAAGACGCAAGATCAAGAGCCACGCTACGTTGAGTTTACTGTTCGGGGGCGACCAAAACCTAAAGGTCGCCCCCGAATGACTCGCCGAGGCAGAGTGTATACCCCAGCGGAAACACTAGAAGCTGAGGACAAATACGTAGAAGCTGTAGATAAGCGAAAGAAAGCCTTTAAAGGACCAGTGAAAGTAACACTTACCTTTGAGAAAGATCAGACATACGTAAAGATACAGGAAGCACCTGAAGAGTGGAAGACTGCTTTACGTGGAGATCTAGATAACTACATCAAACTTGCATTGGATGGCATCCAGAAATCAGGTTTGATTGAAAACGATAGGCAAGTAGTACAAATAGATGCGATTAAGGTGTGATATGAGCTTTAAAGACAGACCATTCCAAAAGAGATTTGAAGCTATGGGAGACATGGCTGAAACCGCTTTTGAAGAACGATACGGAGCCAACTATGTAAGGTACGGACTTAATAGACCGCCTTTGAAAATGAGTGCGCTTCCACCTGTTCTCAGATACACACCTGATTATTTGACATCAAATGCGTTAGTTGAAGTACAGGGTTTAGGGCAAGATCAAATTTTCAAACTCAAGCTTGACAAACTTGAGGCTTTGAATTTTTGGAACACTTTACACCCAGTAATTCTTTACGTTTACGATTCATACAACGACAGAGACAAAGCATTAGATTGGCAAACGCTAACAAGATTGTGCCAAGAAGCAAAAATAGACACATTTCCAGAAGGAAAAAAGTACTATGCAGTCCCTGCTGCCCTAATATGGGAGAATGAGTAAACGAGACTTTATCTTAGATCCAATAGAAGCAGCTTGGATCTTTGACAAAGCGTATAAAAAACAAAGGCATAGAATAGCAACCACTATTGAAGCGCTTATGCTTGCAGAACCTCATCAAGACCCTGAAGTGTCCTTAGAGGAGCAACATGAGTTAAGAGAGCTTCTTGTAAGTGTGTTAGATGAGTTAGAACCAATAGAGCTTTGGATGATTAACGCTCTTTTATTTGAAAAGCTCAGTTTAAGGGAAGTGCAACATATACTAGGTATTCCAAAAACAACTGTAGCTCGTAAGCGAGATAAGATATTTGAAAAGCTTAGAAAAAAATTAGAAAACAACCCAAAGATTAAGGAATATTTAAATGGGAACACCAATACCCCCTGAGTTAGCCCCAGACAACTGGGAAGACGCAGCAGCGTTAATGGCTTTCAGAATAGATGACGCAAGAGATCGGGGTCTACAACACCCCGCTTGCGAAGAAGGCTACTTATCCGTACTAGGAGCAATGAGAGAAGAATACGATTCATGGTTAATGCGAACTTACGGCTTAACCGATGAAGACCTTGACATGCTAATAGTGGCAAACTGGTTTACAGCATTTGCCACATTAGTCTTAGACGCTGGAGAACTACATGAAGATATACATGTAGATAGCGCAGAGTCAATCTTGCCCCTCATGACTGCTAAACAACATGACTACGGACACCATAATATACAGCGTTTTGGCATGGAGGGAATCCTTGTCAGGATGCACGACAAATTAGCACGACTAGAAAACCTAGAAATGCGATCATATGACATGCAAAGCACTGAGCTTTGCGAAGCAAAAGAAGACACAATTGCAGATCTAATAGGCTATTGCATAATAGCTTGCATGTACTCTTATGGAGTCTGGATGCTACCTATGCAATTAGACGAAATAGATTAGCTGTCTTTGTTAAAAGCTTTAGATACAGGGTTCTTAAAAAGGCAACCACCAATAAATGCTATCGCAGCGTCACCACCAATAGTTCCGACTGCTGCAAGCACAACAGCGGCACATACGCCTACAATTGTGAGCAATTCACTTTTTAATTCTTTTACACTGTCCATAAATATCTCCATGTCACTGGTCCGATTACGCCATCATTAACAATAGGATGTTGTTTCTGAAAACGAAGTACTGCTTTTTTGGTATTCTTTCCGTAAATACCATCAACGACTAGCTTAACAGGCAACCGTGCATTTAGCTGCTTTTGAGCCATTTGCACGTACTTTCCTTTAGAGCCTTTCTTTAATGGTTTTCTACGCAATTCCCTACCAATATCAAGCAAGTAATTAGAAATCTTTTTAAAATCAATACCTGCAGGATCTTGAGACTGATCCAGAGGCATACCGTCTTTAACCCATTCAGCTAACTTGTCAGCAGGGCAATACGTAGCCGCAAGATCACGATGGCATTTAACCCACAAATGATCCCCGTATTTTTTGCGCACGCCCTTAACTGCTTTCTTGATAGATTGCTTCCCTAAATCAGTTAATTCATCTCCTGATCCAATGTAAGCGATAGAAATAGTGCGCCAGTTCCAACCTCTAGTGGCTGCGCCTTGATGCCAGCCACGACCTTCAAATATTGAGCCTGTTTCCCCAGAAACTAAAAAGTTGTAACCAATTGATTTCCACCCAAGTGTTCTAACATGATACTTGTCATGCCCTCTTACCCTATCGGCAGGATCTTTTGCAGAACCAGTAGTGTGGTGCACAACAATGCCAACAGGCTTAAAACGAAACGGAGATAGTCTTCTCCCTGATTCAATCGCCCCCCATTCTTTGCGTTTAATCAAAATACTTTCCATAGCTATTATCCTCCTTGTCCCGATCTCATTATTTCAAGGATGTCTTCCCTTGAATAAGGATTTACTTCTTGTCGTAACAAGTTTATCCTGTTTTCTTGCGTGCGAATGTCTCTATCAGCATAATATTGTCCACGTGCTGTGACCATTTGCTCATAAGGAGTAAGGGTTCGCATACCCAAACCAAAGAAGTAGCTCAAAATAGAAGTCATTTGTCTTTCTTTGTATTTCTGCTCAGTTGGTATCAAACGCCTTAAGTCTGTAATCATTGGAGTTAATTGAGACACCATGTGCATGGTGTGGTCTTTCATCGCCCAATTGCCATTACCTAAATCAATAACGCTGTTAGGCATTATTGTTTGTAAACCTTTCATAAAGAAAGGTATTTTTGTCATGTGCGGAGGCACAACTTCTAATCTTCCAGTAAAGCTGTAATCTTTCCACAAGTTTCTTTGCGTCCACTTTTCTATAGGGGCTTTAATGAACGGGGTAACCATAGAACCCGTACTTTGAGCTAATTCGCCTAAAGCTCCAGCAATGTTTCCTTGTGCCAATTGTTCAGAAGGAGGGCTTAACATGTCCACAACGCCACGTATAGGAAGATCAGGCATAAAGTAAATGGGATAACCCTTGTAATCTCCTGCTATTCGCACAGCCCCTTGCCTTACCATCCAACTAGGAATTGGACCTATATTTTCATCTTGACCTTGATCAAGAGAACGCATCGCTTTAAAGTAATTGTTGAATTTAGCTGGTTGCTGGAAAACTGCAGCAATTGTTAGCGGAATGTTATGCCTTTGCCACGTGTAAAACGGAATTAAACGTTTTATTATTCTTTCAGTTTTGGATAAATCTTCGTAATCAAAATGCCATTTCATAATGCTTTCAGCAGCTTCACTAAAACTTGCACCTTTATCAATTTTATTAAACGCTAACGTTCCACGAAGGATGTCTTCAACCCTTGCATTTATTCCCCTGAAACCCCTCAAAGGAAAGAACTGGGAACTAAACGGATTAGTTTGTTTAACTACTTGTTTAGCACCTGCGCTTACAGGTAAAACAATTTCTTTTCCAGCTACTTTAATGTTTATGTCAGGTTCAGGTGGTACTTCACCAACCAAAAACTCTTGCCTTGCTTGACCTGATTTGCCAATCAAACCGTTTTCGTAAAGATCTCTAACTATCCTTAAATCCTGTGGATTTATCTTGTCGCTATCAACAATTTTTTGAAGTTTTCTAGCTTGAGGACTGTTTGGAGACAGCCTACCGCTAGATATTTCTTGTTCTAAACGTACAGCTCTATAGGCTTTAATAAACTTTGCGTAATCTGCTGGCGAAACACCAGCAAGATAGTTCATCCACATACCACCATAAAAGTTTCTTGCCAAGAAACCTGATTTCATGATCATGTAACCTTTAAGAACGTTATGAGCTTTGTCGTAGTATTTGCCAAAGAAAGTGCCTTGAACCCCAACCTCTAAGCCCATGCGCATATTACGTTGAATCCTAGCCCCATCAGGGCTTGCAAACGTGTACATCATGTCTTCAGCTATTGACACTTCTGAAGAGTTAGCTAAACCGACAGGTCTACGAGCAGATCCTGCTTTTTGGGCAATAGCTGTTTGAGCTAATTGCCGCTTTCGCTTGCTTGGAGTCACACTAGGATCTATATACAGGTTTTCTATAGTCGGCTTAATAGTGTTTAATTCGTACAACAATTGATCAAATTCTCGCATGTCAGCGATTGCAATTTGTTTAATTGAGCTACTTAAATCAATGAGGCGATCCAATGATTTATCAGACATTGGGTTAGCATCATGCTCAACTTTCCATTGCCTTAGCTTATTTAAAGCGTCTTGCAGTTTGCGACTTCTGTCACGAATATGTGCAAGTGCAAAGTTGTGAGCTTGTATTTCTGCCCCTTTAGCAGTAGCAGCCATGCGAAGCTTTTGAGCCTTGTTAAAATAAGTTTGGTAAAGCTGCTCTGCGTTTCTTAGCGTTACTCTTCGTTGCCAAACTTCTTCTTCAATGTCCATTAAGCTTTTTTCAAGGTCTTGGTACAAAGCTTTAGGTTTAACAAATCTCTCTATTGCACGCTCTACCATGTAGTCGCCGTCTTTAAGTTCCCCTTCAGGAACTTTAAAGCCTTGCCTTGTCAATCTCATGTATTGCTCTAAACGTTGCCCAGTCGGGTCAGACTCTAAAGAACTACTCAAAGTATTACGCATATGCCTAGACATTTCTTCAAGCATAGTTTCATAGGTTTGGACCATGTTTTCTGCGCCTTTATTTATATCCAGCCACAAACCAAATAGGCTTTCTTTATTGTAAATACCCTCTTCAAATAAGCCACCTTTACCATATCCTGCACTAGTAATATGGCTCAAGCTACCCACAACAATAGGTTCAGCATCTTCTAAATATGTTTGAAGCTTTGGATCAAGGTAGCCTGCCTCACCAAAAGTATGTTCAAAGACTTTTCGCATCCATTCGCCCTCATTGTATTGTTGAGCAGCCTCTGGAGAGAAAATTATTGCCTCTCTATAGGTTTGTTCATAGACACCCGCTTCGCCAAGTTCATGTGCCATATCTTCCCATTTGCCTGCAAACTTGCCTTCAATCCATGACCAAACATTATTAGCAGTCTTAGGATCAGACAAAGAACCAGTTTTCCAATACTCATTCAAAGCATCCAAGTTCACATCTGACCATGCTTTTTCATACCCCCCATAGTTGTACTTTGTGCCTACGAGCCTTTCTTTATTTGCGAGCATATGTTCGTAAATGTCCCTAACTGTTACTTCTCTTTCTACGCCTTCCAAGCCTAAATCATCCATAAGATCTGGGCGCAAAATTTCTTTCTCGTATCCGTCAAGCCAATCTTTAGTCCAATGATACGTTCGTTCCAAAGACCGAGAAACGTTCGCTTCAAACGCTTGCCTGTAATAAGCCCAATCCATATACAAAGCACGTGGATTTATTACTTGGAAATCAATCACAGTGTTGCTTGCAGCACGAGCCAATACTCGGTTTAAACGATAATTGTCTGTTCCAAAACCTTCATCTAATGATTCAGGGGTATTTATTAATGAATTTTGCCGTCCATATTGCTCGCCAATTTCAGCAAGTAATTCTTCTGACGAAATATTATTAGCAGCGCTAATAGAGTCAATTGTTTGCGCAGACGGATAAAACTCATCAAGCGCTCCAGTACGTCCAGCAGGTTGATCTGCTGTGTCTTCGGCTATGTCCATGTCTCGGTAATTTCCAAGAGTCCTGTGGCTTCCTTGATCCATAGGACTCCAAGTTCCTGCATGAGAATGCTTAACAATTGCAGAATAACCGTCATTAACCAAAGACATTCTGTATTGCTCACCAATGTAATCAAGCAAATTTTTGTCACTTTCGCCTGCTATCCTGTGGCTAGCTTTGCGTATCCCTAATTGCTGATTCCTTATTTTCCATTCGTTCATCAAACGATGAAAATCAGAAGCATATTGTGTCCAATGAGCATGAAGCAATGAGTCAGGAATTTGATCATTAAAGTAATCTTTAAACGCATTAATAAATTCTTCTGTGCGTTCACCATTTCTATTCTGATAAATGCCATCATCTAACGTATCCCATATATATATTTTGGGCATGTCATCTGGCATCCAAACGGCTCCTGCCAAATCATCTGATTTTGGCAGAACATCTCCCCCAGCAGCGCCTTCTATTACATCGTCACCTAAGTAGAACCTGTCCCTCTTTCCCTCTTGTCTCCAAAAACTATTTGGATCAAAGAATACGTCTTTCCATGTAGGATGCTCCCAAAGCCATTTTATGAAACTTCCAGTAAATCCTTGCGTAATTAGTTCCTGTCTTTGAGTAAATTCTTGTTTAAATTCTTTGTTTTGATTCTTAAGCAAAACAGCTAAAAATTCGTTTCTTTGTTTAGTAGCTTCAGGGTTATTTGAAAGCAAAAGCCTGAAAGCTCGGCTTCCATTGTGCTTGCTTGTGCCCATCATGTTGATTTCTCCAATGTCTTGCAAGAAATCTTCAACATTGATCGTGCCAAATTCAGGTATTGATCCTATTTCTTCAAGTAATGGCTCAAGAGTGTTTGCTTGTCTTGCAAACTTTGCTTGTTCTAAATCAGAAGCAATTTTTACTGTTTCAATATCAGAAGCTATTCCGAAAACTCTGTTAGCGTAAAAATAAGCTTGCATCTTAGCTTTCAATAATTCTTGTTTATATAAAGGATTCGCTGGGTCAGTCAATGCAGCGTATTCTGTAAGATCATCAGCTAATGAAATCAATTTCCCTTCGGAAGTAAGACCATTTGTTGCTGTTTCTATTTGCTGGTATTTATTGTCACGCCAAGCAAAAAACTCAAACCATTCCCTAAACGTTCCTTCGTCTGGGAAGAAATCAGCAAACATGTGAGATGTTCCAGACATTTCCCGTGCAGCCTGAATTGCCTTCACAGCTTTAGTAGTGTCATATCTTTCCGCTTTAGACAAACTATCTGCCTGTATCCAAATGGCAGAAACTTCGTGCTCTAACCAATGAGGCATAGATTCATTCCAGCCGTATTTATGTGCCCAAGGTGAATTAGTGGCAGAAATTTCCACTTCTCCCCGCATGTCAGGGAATGCGTCAATTCTGCCCTGCCCTGCATAAGGCGTTATTCCCACAGGAGGAACAACTCCCTCCTCAATAGTGGAAACTCGTATTACCTCTTTCAAAAACTCTCTTGCATCTTCTGGACTCATATCAATTATTGTTTCAGGAATGTCAAGAATATTGATCATTTCTTCAAAGTCCGCTGTTTCTATTTCTGATCTTTCTACAGCTTCTGGGAAGTAATCTCGCAAGAACTTTTCCATTCGCATTATCTTCTCATCGCCAAGCAAAAGTCTTGTCTGAGTTCCAGCATGTTTGCCAGTTATGTCTTTCCTTATGGTAATTTGTCGCATCAAAGCATCATGTTCTGCTTTTGTTAAAGCATCTTTAGTAACCGCTAACAACAACGCATCTATAACGTCATTGTCTACTCTTTCAAGCACATCTATCAACTGATCACCATTTACAAGCAAATCAGCAGGCATGTTCCTTGTAGGACCATTCCACCCAACAAGTCGCAAAACTTCAGTCATAAATTCAGATATGTCACCTTCAGCAATTCTTCGCCCAGAAGGATTGCCTAAACCAAGTTCACTAAAGAAATTTAAAATAATTCTTTCGTATCCAGCATGAGCAGTAACCTCATTTAATGTCGGCGTAGCAGACATAGGTACACTTAAATTAACCATTGCACTTATTAAGTCGTCTAATTCGGCTGATATTAACTGAGGATCAGCTCCGTAAATTCGCATCTTTCCGACAGTAGGATCATAAGCTACTTGAGACTGAACTGTTGAAGCTGTTCCTTCCATAAGTTCAGGTCTATAAGCATATGGTGCTAAAGTCCTGCGTTTAGTTCCTCCAATAAATTCAGGCACTTTAATTTCCCCCATGCCTTCAGTTATTTGAGTGCCACCACTTCTTTCATCAAAATAAGTAAATTCTTTAGTTTGTAATGGAGCTAATTCGCCGCCATGTGGAGTTTCTTGATGCACGCCCCTGTACGTGTTAATCAATGTAATTAAACGGCGTTTGCCACCATGTTCAAACGCTTGATGTATTGCAGGGACTGGTATTCCTGCTGATGCCGCAAATGCTTTAAGCATTTCATCTTGATCAGTTAAAAATGGCTTGCCCATAAACTCAGCAAGCATTTTTGTTCTCTGTTCTAACCAAGAAGACAAACGAAGAATATTTTCTTCAGGAGTCCTTCCCCCTAAAGTGGCTCTAACAAATGTTTCCCATCCGCCAACAGACAAACGCACATTAAGCAATTGTTCTATCTGTTGCTCTAAGAAATCTGCTCTTGATACCCAGCCTTCTGTAAAGCCATTCCTGTATATGTCATCAAACATAAATAGCTCAACCATGTCCAAGAAATCATAATTAACGCCAGTTCCTATAACTGTTTCTACAGTTTCAACTCTAAATTGAGGTTCAGATTCAGTCTTAGCTTTCTCTATAGCTTCCTCTGTTCTAGCCATGCGTTCTCTAAACGCTTTGGCAGTAGGCGTATATCCACGCTTTTCCCAATCATTAACTACTCGGAAAACCTCATCAGCTTCTTTGTTAAACTTATGCTGAATCTGTGCTAAAGCTTCTTCATATTGCTCATCAGTAAGCTTGCCTTTTTCTTTCCACTGTTTGTAAATTCTATTTTTTTGCTTATTGTACTTTTTAGCTAATGCTGTAATCTTTCTCCAGTGAGGCGCTCTTGAACCAGCTATTTGCTCATTTTCCAAACCTTTAGTCTTTAACCAAGATTTTGTAAAATTATATTTCCTTGCCTGTTGCTCACTCTTGCTCGGCTTTCTTCTTCTGCGTTTACGTACACTTCCATCTGTTTCCGTATAAGTAACTTCATCTCTAGGTCTAGCCTCTTTAGCGCCTTTAGGTTTTTCTGGCTTCTTTGGTCTTTCATTTCGCCTTGGCTTTGGAAAGTCTGGAGGCACTGGCGCATCAACAACAATTTCTTCTAAATCAATATTTTCTGAAGTTTCAGATTCCAATTTCTCTCTCAAAAGTCTGTAATCTTCAGGCTCATCGTGAATGATGTCTTCCCAATGGTATTTAATGCCGTCTTCTTCTCCACGCAACCGAGCTATTTCTTTTGCTGCAAGTTCAGACAATTCATCATCAGTAAGGTCACCACTAACGACTATTTCCTTACCATTAGCTTTTTCCCACTTCTTTAATTCAGCATTGTAAGCACGCCAAGCCTCTAACTTGTCTTTGTAAACTTTGTACTTGCGTTCGTAATTCTTTAACGCAGTTTCGTATTTAAATTGCGCATCGTCTACTTCATCAATAAATTCTTTAGGGACGCTTTCCTTAGGCTTTGTATCATCAACAACGCTCTTTGTGCCAGCATCTTCATCAATAATTTCAACAGGATCCGATTCTATCGGAATACGTATTTCCTCTGTTTGCGTGACAAACACCTCTTCGGGTGTTTTATCAACTACGACAACTTCCCCGTCTTCGTTGTAATCTAAGACCTTGTAAACTCTTTCTTCATCTAAACGTTTAGGTTCGCCTTCTACGTAATCAAATACATCGTCAAAACCATAACGTATAACATCGTCATCGTAATTAGCGCCAACAACAGGAGATTTAGCAGTTCTAGCTATATCAAGTTTATAAGATCCGTTACGACCCAGAACATTCCAATTGCCTAATAAAACGTCAGCTATAAAGCCTAAACTCAACTTTCCAGCAAGTTCATCGTCCATAGCAGTTGATGGTAAAAGCGGAGTTGTAGGATCAAGACGTGTAGCTGTATACCAAGTTTTGTTATGCCAAAACTTTTCAACAAGTGGAACCCTAATACCCATTGCAGCATAAACTTGAGAAGCTAAATAAGCTTGATCACGTTCAGCCCTGTTTCTTTTATTTGCCAGTTTGCGTGAACCATTTATCTTTTTGTGCCTGTTAAATGGCTTAATCAAATAATATTCACCAAAAGTATTCCTATATATCCCTGAAAAAACTTTTGAATTTGGATCAGGCGCTTGCACTGTTTGAAGTTGCACTGATCCATCAAAACCAATTTCTGCAGGATCAATTCTGTCCTGCGGATTAATAGAATCTAAATTAATTGGCGCTCTTGATTTAGGTTTCGGAGCATCTACCCCATTTGTGACAGCTTGCTCCAAAGCACGCTGAAGTCTTCTTTGTTCAGCTATGTCACGGAAACTAACTAATTCAGTTCCCTTCCTAAACGCAATAGCTTGACGTACTTGTTCCATAGGGTTCTTTAAAAGTTCCTCTTCAAGTGCATCGGCTTTTCGCCCAAGGTTATGCACATAACCCTCAATCATTATTCGCATTTCTGAAGGGTCTTTAACGGAAGCCAAATGAGGTTTACCCATTAACAGATAAAAACGCCTCATAGCATCTGCTAATTCCCACGCATAACCATCGTTAGACAGCAATTCCATTCTAGTTTCATTAGGGCTAGTCAAATGATGATATATCATCGCTCTCCAGCTATCTATGCTGTCTTGATCAGGCACACCGTAGAACCAAAGTGGTCCTTTGCGTTCATTGTATTCTTTATACCCAATTCGTTTAGCTAACTTTTCAAGATCATCTATATCAGAAGCTATCCTTCTGTCTAATTGCTCTAAAGCACTCCAAAATCTCAAAGGATGATTATGCTTGTTGCTTTCTGGATCAAAATAATTAAGATCCATCCAACGACCAACACCATGTCTGTCTAACTCCAATTTCATGTTTTCAAATACTTCACGAACTGCTTTCATTGCGTATTCTTCGTCACCCACAACAAGGACATGAGGAGGAATAACTTGTCCTTGTACTTCACGACCATTTTCTAAAAGATCTATAAGCATTCTGACTGTAAATTCCAACCGCCTTCTAGGTACTTGATTTTGAGGATCAACAAATCGCCCCTCTGTCGCAACTCTTTCAGGCACATCCATACCCAACTGATTAAGTCGCCTTTCAACGTTGCTTAACTCAAGTTCAAGCATTTCTCTTTTAGTAGCTGGAGTGTTAGAGAAATATGGATCGCTTACAGTTGCCACTCTTTCTGCACCCGCAGCAGGTTTTGGATAAACTATTTGTTCTTCGGCTGTAGGAGCGGTTAAGCCCATTTCTTCTAAAGCTTCGTCTAATTGCCTTCCTACAGTATCAACAGGCTCATCAAGTAATTGTTGTTCCCCAACTTCACCTTTTTTAACTTGAGCTAATTCCGTTTTTGCACGATTAATTACACGTTGCAATAAATGATTAAAGTGTGGGTATTGACTAAACCATTGAGATTCAGGCGTTGCAGGAAACAACCCCCTCATAATCAAAAAATCAGAATGGGGTTCACCCGCTTCATAATCGCCGTACAATTCATCAAAGTATTTTATGTAATCATTTTTGTCACTATGAGTAATTTGTGCCTGTTCCCTAGCTAACTGAGTTATGAAATCCCATGTTTCTTGATCCGTAGGATTAGAGAACATCATCTCATCTATCATGTCAAGCTGTTCAGGTGAACTATCTGGGAAAACCTGATAAGCAGGTTCACCAAAGCCAATTCTTTTAATTAACTCGTTTGTTTCTTCTTCAATAGTTTTGACAGCATCGTAATAAGCAATTTGATCAAGGCTTCCACCATCAAAGCCTTCCCCTAGAACGCCACGCTGCCTACCTTCTTTAATAGCGGCAAGCAATTCCCTCTGCATTAACTCTGCTTCTTCTAAAAGCATTTGGTTAAGGACAGGTTGCCCAAAAATGTCATTTATAGCTTCAGTTTCAAACAAGTTTAATTGCTGACCAACTTCACTAGCTGCACCAGCTTGCCTTCTAGCTCTTTGTTGAGCATTTGCTATTGCAGCGGTATAAGCCCTTATTACAGCCTTTGCTTGATCTATACTTCCAAAGTTATGAACAAGCATTTGTTCTATTAAAACTTTTGCTTGGACGGCTGTTCTGTGACCTTCCATTATCCTCACATAAATACCACCAGCACCAGTGTCACCGACTCCCCTAATTAATGCTTCAATTTCATCGTTAAGTTTCTTAAGCTCATCGTGTTGATCCAAAATTTGTTGAACTTCTGCAAAATCCTCCAACTCTGCGTCCCCATCAACAAACTTCTTAAATCGCTTTTCAAAATCAAATTCTCTGGCAATTATTGCCTGCATTTGTTCTTCTATTTGCTGTTTGCGCTCTAATGCTTCAACCAGTGCTTGCTCTGACGCAGACTGGTTATCATCTAACAGAGTAGCAATGCGCAATGCTTCCTCGTATTCGTTTTGCAAAGCTACACGTTCAGCATTTAACAAAGCAATTTGTCTAAGGAGAATTTCTTGTTCAGCATTTTGAAGTTCAGCAGCTTTAGCAATAAGTTTTCTAATGTTCTCTTCTTGGGCATTAAGTTTTTTAGAAAGCCTATAAACTTTTGCGGTTGAGTCCATTACCCTTTTAGCAGGCAACCTAATTCCCGTAATCCATTTCTCATGACCTGACCTTAAAAACCCTCTATTGTTTAACGCTCTAAGCAAATGATTTTCTCCAGCAAGGTTTGATATGCCTTGCAGGTAATTTGCAAAAACACCTTCTATATCCCCCCTAAAGAAGTTTTCATTCATTCCAAGATCTCTAAGTATTTTTCCAATTTGATTAGGAATAGGCAATTCGTCTGTTAAGGCAATACCCATAAATTTGCGAACAGGCGTATCTGGAAGTCTCTCAAACCTATCTTTAAGTAATTCAATTTCTTCTATTGATTTATCTTGAAGTTTGTAACGATTTGGAATTACGGAAGTATCTACCCACGCCATTCCCTCTTCATCACTAAAACTAGCCATTCTTTTGTAAACTGTTTTGTTTGATTCTTGCAGCCAATCTAAGAAAGCTTTCCAATATTCTGACCTAGTTACATATTGGCGTTGCCCAGTTATTTGACCCGTAGTACCACGACTAGGGTGATAAAACCTTTGTTTAGCGCCCATTTCTTGTGCAATGATTGCTCTCCATTCATCAGACATCTGATGAGGGAAGTAATCATTTCTGTAAGGAATAAATTCTATGCCTGATTTCTGGTGAGCTAATTCTCGCATGTAAAACAGCCAATTCTGTGCTTCTGTAAGCAAATCCCTACCAGTGGCTTTTGCAAGCTTATCCATAGCTTGCCTAGTCATGGCTTGCTGATCAGATTGCTCTAAACTGAAAGCAAGCATTCTGCTCAAAGCACTTTTTACATCTCTTGCAAAAACGTTTGCGTTACGAGGATCTATTCTGTAATACGCATCTCCTGTATTTGCTGCCATTGCCCGAAGCCATTCTTGAACAATAGATCCTGTAGCAGGATGTCTAGCAACTGTTCTTACATTCCTAAAGAAAGTTCGCATTGCTCCGCCACCCAAATTGTTTACGGCATTCCTAACGTTTCTTGAATCTACAGAGTCTTTAATCATTTTTTTCGCAGCGTACATTGAATACGGGTTAGTGCCTTGCCTAATAATCTTTTTAGCTTCTGGCAAGCCACCATCTAATTGGTAAAGCGCTCTTCCAAATAAAGTTCTGCCACCAATCCTTCCCCACCCTCTTCTGATAAACATAGGTGCACGCAAGAAAGAGTCCATGAAGCCGCCTACTTTGTCAGCTTCAAGAGTAAACATTGCAAACCCATACCGTCTTTGGTCAAGACCCATGTTGTCCATTATGTTTCGGACAATAGCAGACCGTCTACCTATTTCCCCAGTAAATGGAACACGGAAACCAAATTGTGCACCCCACTGACTTCTATCGGTAGGAATAGGCAAATGGTCTTCAACTCTTCTTAAAGGAATCCTTTCCCCTGTTTCAGTTAAAATAGGATTACCCGCATCATCAACTTGGACTCCGCCTCGTGCTACCCACTCTGCAGGGTCCAAAAATTCGTCATTCAATCCATATTTAGATGCCCACGCCAACAGCTTATTACGCATTTCACCAGTAACACCGCCAAGCCAACCCCTGTTATTAGCAGTTGCCCAAATAGAGGCAATATCAACCATTTCGTCAGTTATTTCCCCAGTTTCTCGGAAAATGTATTTAGTTTCTCCAGCGTCTTGAATTATTTTACTTAAATTAGCGTTAAGGTGATTCATGTACCAGTTATCATCAGCCATGTGAATAACTGTTTCTTCAAGAACATCATCTACTGCTGTTCTTGCAATTTCAACGTTAATATCAAAATCTTCTACAACTTCTCTAATTACAGCCCTAGTTGCATCCTCGTTCATTTTGTTACCAGCTTTAAGTCCTGCTTGCTCCGTGTTAGTAGCAGCAGTCATTACTCGCTGAGTTAAACCCTCTATCATGTCGTCAGTAACCATTGAACGAACATACGCTCTAGTAGATTGATCAGCGACTACTCGTGCGCCTTCCGCAATAGCAGTTTCAAGCCTAGTTTCTATAGCATCTTCTAGAGCTAATTTAACTGCCTTTTTAAGAACTCCTTCGCTACCCTCTTTAATTAAATTTTTCTGGACATTCAAAGACCAACCCACTGGACCAGTCCAGTTAATTGGATCAAGGACCAGATCAAAAGGCATAGCAATTCCACCAGATGCAGACATTGTTTGATGCCAAGAAGGACCAATACCTATGTAATTTAGAGGTTGGACTTGAAGTTGAAAACTCCATTTATTTTGCAACCAATTTTCTTGCTGAAGTATTTTACCAAAAGTATAAAACTCTTTACCAGTTATGACATCTCCCGATTCTTTGTTGAACCCCCAGAATCCATAATCTAAAGGATTCCAAGACCAATCAACTCCACGGAAAGGAGAGTTGTTTTCCCAGTCAGGATCGCCTAAACCAAGTTCCCCAGCTATACCCTGACCAAGATCAAGCAGGTATTTAGACGATAGCGATGTTACGGACAAGGTATAACCAATTGTTTTAGCAAGAGCATCTAGACCAAAAGGCAATTTGCTTGCAACAGTAGACCAAAAACCAGCAGATTCAGGCATAAATTGGTCGGCGTAATTCCAATCAGCGTTAGCTGTCCTTGAATACCCTGCACTAGTTACTGGGTGAAGCGACCAATTATTTGTATTAAAATTAATTGGTTGCGGAGTGTATTTTCTAGATTCAGCTAAAAATTGTTGAAATTGATTAGGTGTAGGTTCTAATTTAATTTCACCAGTTTTAATAGCCTCATGAAAACTTAGTCTAGGAGCTGTTTTCTTTTCTGGGTCCACTGAAGGATTGCCCAATATATCTAGCAGTTGATCTCTGCTGTATTGAATCGCCATTAGGCTCTCCTATTGCTGCCCTGCTGCTAACATTTGTTCCAAAAGTTGCTGTATGTATCTTATTTGACCTTGGGCAGTATCCATAGTCGGTGATGCAGTAGGTACAGAAACTGGATTACGATAAGCAGCCGCCCAATTCTGGACTCCAGCTTCAGGGTTACTAAAAATCCCACCATAATCAGTAAACGTTGTAGGACCGCCTTCAATGCTAGCAAAGCCACCATACGACATTGGTGCTGTCAAAGGTGACGCTTGATTAATAGCACTATAAACAGTACCAACATCTCTACCTAACTGAGTTTGTTCCACTATAGGTTTTCCACTTGGGGTTGTTCCTGTCACTTTTGCCAAACCAGTATCAAGTTTCCACTGATTTAAGTCATTTTCCGCTTTTATAGTCTCATCAGAAGGATCGTCAGCAGATCTACCTGCGACTAGATCAGCATTAACTAAACGTTGAACTGCGTCTTCCCTAGCAGCATAATCAATTGCTACTTGCGAATCTGTAGCACTTAGCTCAGGGAACATTAGTTGAACGCCTGCAACTGAGTTCAAATCAGGAGGATTTGAAGTAGCTGCCCATTCTTGTTCAATGGTTGCTTTTTCGCTAGCTGATAAACTGTTTACTACGTTTATGTCATCAATTCCGTACCTTTGACCCCATAAACGATCATTTAATTCAGTCTGTTCATCCGTTTCCATATCTGCTATTTCGTCAGAAGTTAAATAAAGGTCATCCCACAACTTAGCCCTTACACTTTCATCCATCAAAGCATATTCAGTTGCGCTAATTCCCAACAATGCAGCCGCAGCTTCATTGTTTTCTTGTTCTTTAGCAGCTTTTGCTTGAGCTGCAGCCGCAGCAGCGGCACGTGCCCTCCGAGCCTTTTCTTCTTGTATATACATGTTGGCTCTTTGTGATTCAATTTGTTGCAAAGACTGAGCTAAAGCCATGTCCATTGCGTAGCCCTCTGCAGCTAATCTTTGAGCCTCTGCCAAAACCTGTTGGCGCTCATTAGCGTTTAATTGTCGCAAAGCATCAGAAGTACTTTGCTTAATTTGATTCTCTAACCTAAACTTTTCATCGCCAACAGCTAACTGGGCTTGAGCAACTAATTTTGCTGGCATAGCAAGTCTTTCTTGCGATGCCATCTGAGCAACTGCTCTTAACCTATCTAAAGACGCTCTATTAGACTCAGCAGTATTTGCTTGCAAACCCGTAGTTAAAGCAGCAATTTCTTCAAATTCAGAACTTACTTGCTCACCCAAAGCTTGACGAGATTTATTTAACTCAGTAGCAACAAAGTCCCTTCTTGCATTTGTGCGATCAGTAGCATCAGCAGATATTTGATCTAAAGCTTCTGCACCTGCCGTATCAATAACTCTCATCTCAGACAAAAGATCTGCGCCTATTTCATTGATCTGACCCATTCTCCTGTCATAAGAAGTTTCTAAGAAATCTAATTGCTCATTGCTAAGAGCTTCAATATCTAAACGACCTTGTTCAGCAAGTTCTTGGATCTGTGTCGTAAAATCTGTGCTTTTAACTTCTCCAAACAAATCTCTAGTAGATTGAGCTAAAGTATCGTAAATTTTATCAAAGCTACTCATTCCAGAACCAGCTCCACCTATTTGCTGGTTGTTTGTACCAATTGCCTGATTAGGGGCATATTGTGATAAAAAGTTACTAAGATCTGGACTGAAATTTACGTTATTAGCAGTTCCGCCCCCACTAGCAGGAGTTGTTTGAGATGCAGTAGGTGTAAAAAAATCCCCTATACCTTGAGGCACGCCAGAAGGAGAAGGGGGATTGTTCGGACTAAAAAAATTGTCATACGTTTCTACTAAAGCTCTATCAAACTCATTGCCTAAAATTGTCATTATCCACCAACTAACCCTTGTAACGTTTGAGCCACTCCAAACCTGCGCATAGCATCAGCTATCAAATCATCTATTTGCCCCCCAGCAAATTGATTTTCTAATAGCGCTTGTTGGCGATCTAATTGAGCTTGCGCTTCCATGACTTGAGATTCAAGATTCCACGAAGCCAATTGTTTATCGCCTTGTAGCCTTTCGCTTGCTTTTTTAGCAACACCAGAGTCTGTCATTCCACGTTGATTCATGCGCCCTTTTTGTTGAGTCGCTAAATCTTTAAACTGTCTATTTAGGTTAAATCGCTCTAAAGCACTAGTACGTTGCAGCCCCTGCCTAGCTCTAGTTATATCATCTAGACCATATCCTAGGGTTGTGACTCTTTGTGCGGTATTTGAACCTGTATACGTGGAACTCATATCATAATTTAGGCGTTTTGTCCCACTTCTTCGCTATCTAGGGCTTTTTCAATAGCTGCAATTTCAGCTTTTTTCATAGCTAAATCCCATTCTGCTTGCCCTCTAGGGGTCAAGTTTTTAAGTACATCTTCTAAAGAAATACTATTTTCTACTGGTTGTTCTTCTGGCACTGACATTGGTTATCCTCCAAGTAGGTGATTCTTTCTTGCATATCTTGCAATACCTTTATTATAGGCGCAGTTAAGTATTCATAGTATATACTTCTTGGGGTTTCTCCCCAATGACCTTCATCGTATTTAACTGCGTATTCATAACCTGCGTTATGTAAACTTTCAGCAGATAAACCTGCTTCAAGAGGCACTGAATCATCATCATCTATACCACGATACAAAATAGGTCTAGCTTCCAACACTTGATATGCTTCCTCAAGCGGCATATCAACAATATCTTTCTTAAAACGCTCACTAGATACCAACTCCATTACTTGTCGGTCAGAATCTCTTGACCTGAGTGTGTAATAACCACCTGAAGAAAACGTTGATGCTTGACCTAAATAGAATTTATCCCACGCATAGTTTTGAGCGCCTAATTTCAAACCCTCGTTAGTTCTAGGAGCTAATCCTGTGTTCCATAACCACAATTCTTCTGAGCCGTCTGCAGAGAAATAAATGTTTCCGTTTGAGTAATCTAAATGTATTTGGTGACCGCTACTGTTACCTCCAGCACGCAAATACAAATCCCCACTAGTTCCAGAAGACACATATGTAGAGCCACCAGCAGAAATCATCATATATTCGCTACCAGTCATGTTTCCTGTTTTAATTCCAGAATAACCAGAGCTAAAAACTTCACCTATAACGATGCCACCATCTGGTCCCCCAGTGTCAGCGGTTATTTGTCCAGCAACAGTTAAATTAGTGCCGTCAAACACCATATTAGAAGAAGCACCAAAAGAACCGCTGTCGTTAAACTGCACTTGTGTATCAGAGCCAGCAGGACTACCACCTCCTCCACCTCCCAAATCAGCTATTGACTGAGCAGTTACTTTTTTGACGTTAGCGCTATCTGAAGTATCCGTAATTAATACTAAATCATCTGCAGCTACGGTAACTGTTGAGGCAGTTACTGTAGCAGGAGTAATTGCACCGCTAACAGTCAAAGAAGAAAGAGTACCAACGCTAGTCAAAGACGATGTGACAACAGTGGACTTAAGCTCTGTTCCAGTTAATGTGCCTGCAGCCGCAGTAACAGTTATATCCCCTGTTCCGTCAAAATTGACACCGTTAATAGCCCTAGCAGTAGCCAATGCGGTAGCTGTTGCAGCATTCCCAGACGTATTCTGGTTACCTGCAGTATTTACCCCAGCTAAATCAATGTTTGCTGTGCCGTTAAATGACACCCCACCTATAGTTCTGGCTGTTTCTAACGCTGTGGCTGTAGCCGCATTACCTGACGTATCTTGATTGCCTGTGCTATTTACACCTGCAAGGTCTATATTGGCTGTACCATCAAACGACACGCCACCTATTGTGCGTGCAGTTTGTAACGCAGTTGCAGTAGCAGCGTTACCACTTATGTTTGTAACCCCTGTTATATACCCATACGAAAGTATTTTGTCTTGTATAGCCGCACTGGTCATCAAACTAGTGTCATTATCTGCAAAAGATTCTGAGCTTGTTTGTACAGCAGCATCGGCAAGTTGTGCGACTGCAACATCTGCAACGTTAAGAGTTACACTACCTGAAGATCCTCCACCTGTTAATGCTGTTCCAGCCACAACTTCAGTAATATCCCCTTGCGGAGCTAAACCAGCAATAGAAGCGGCAGTTACAGTCTTAGGATTGTCGCTATCGCTTGTGTCTGCGATAACAATTTTATCATCTGATGCTACAGTTACCGAACTTAGCTCAGATGGTGCAAAATTGACGGTTACAGCACCAGTGGTTCCACCACCTGATATAGCTGTACCTGCGATAACGTTAGTAATTGTTCCGCTACCAGAGCCAGTGGGCATCTGTTTAGCTATTTGCCGTAACTCATAGTCAATTGCCACAGCATCATCTGTCACAAATCTGCGAGTAGGCTTATATGCCATAGCTACTCCTCTTCGTCACAAAGTTCTTGGAGTTCTTGATCCAATTCTACGACTTTTGCATTTAAACTATCTATACGTATTTGCAATAACTCAACTTCGGCTTGAGTAACCGAATTAGTTATTAATGTCTCTACCTTATCGCTTACACGGTTTATCTTGTTTGAATAGCTAGACACTGACCATACGATTGTTGCCACTATTACAATAACTGTCATTAGAAAACCGAGTGTCATTGAAGATATTCGGAAGTTTTTAACGTTATCTTCGGTTAGTGGCGTATCCATTAGTAATCCAGTGTCACAGTTAATACAGGATTATACGTGTCTCCAGCGCCATCTATAATGCTGTAAAGTTTGTTATAGGTTCCGCTTCCTCCGTAAGCAACCCAACCAGTTGATTTTTCAGACAACCACATTTGTTTAGTGCTTACGTGAGTAATAAAATCAGTCAAACCAGACGAAGGTAATGTAAACGTTTCAGCATCGTTTGTTCCCCATCCAATTAAATCAGAAGCAGGTATTGTCTGCATGTTAGTTGTTTGCACAAAATCGGCTGCATCGTAATTAAGCGTTGTGCCATTAGCTTTGTTCATTTGCCCAACTTTTAACGTGTTAGTCATACTGGGAATAGTCCCAAAGCCTGCTGTTCTTCTGTAAAGATACAACGTAGCACTTGTTACATTAGGTCTAACAGCAAGAGCTTCTGCCAATGTTGTACTTGTATGTCCACCAGTAGTTGAATTGCCACTGAACTCTAAAACACTTAAGTTATCTCCGTAAAAAGTGCCAAGCGTTCCATAAGGCGCACCGCTTTGCCATGCTCCAATATATATATCGTCATTGCCTCTCCAACTGTTATCTCTCCACCCTTCCGAAACGTTGCAATCAAATGCAAGTGTTAAAGGATCTGACTTTGACCATGCTATTTCCCACGAGTCACCGTCCCAGTACTTAACATGAGTAGGATTTACCCACGCACTACCATTGTAATGCTTAAATGCGGTCCCATTAGATATTTGCACCCACGCACTACCGTTGTAACGGTGTAGCGTAGCCATTACGTATCAATCCACAAATCGCCCGTGAAGTAAGTGCCTCCCGAAGGCTCATCTGCTTGTACATATATATTTCTCAAAAGAGTGTAATCTTGGTCAGCTATAGTAACTGTTCTATCAGCAGTAGGATTGGTTACAGTAATAGTAGTTTCGTGATCGTCAGCGGAAGAACCTTCAAATGTTATTGCATCTTGACAGGTTATATCCCCACTAAATACAGCATTTACTGCAGTTACATCTCCAGTAGCTGTAATGTTTCTAAACGCAGTAACATCTGAATTGCTATCAACTACTACAGCTTTTGAGGCAGTAACAGTTCCACCTGTTACGCCGTCCAAAACGTTAATCTCTGCAGCGGTTGCTGTAACACCATCAAGTATGTTAATTTCTCCTGTGCTAGCCGTAACTCCGTCCATAATGTTGAGTTCTGCGGCAGTAGCTGTAACAGCCGTAGAAGCAAGCACTAATTGTCCGTCAGGAATAACTATTCTTGCAGCACCAGCCAAAATTAAGTCATCAACTGACTGATCCCACAACATGTAAGCGCCTGCAGTATCCCCAAAGAACTTGACATCATAACCTGTTCCATCGGAACCTACGGTTATGGTATTTGTCCATGTGCAAGCGCCAGTAAAAGCAGCGCCGTCTAAGCGAGCTAATTCGCTTGACCAGCTAACTATATTGGCAAAATTGCCGTTCATTTGGGAAGCAACTATTGTTGTTCCTGCTGTAAAACTTGTAAATGATCCTAAAGCCATTATCTCATCCTTCTAGGTACATACGTAAACCCTATCGCATTTACCTGCCAATCGGAATTAGTAGCTGTGGGTCCAATAATCTTCATACTTATAGCCCTAGCTGTCCCTAAAGTAGGCAATCTTTTGACATCTGTCACCTTAGATTGGTCCTCTGATGACCAAACACCGTCACCTTCGCTACCTTCTGCCAAAGCAGCCCCTGTATTTGGGTTGGTTCCAGAAGGTTGTTGCCAAGTAGCTGTATCCCACACCGAAGCGCTAGTACGACCAGTAATATTGACAGGAAAAGTCTTTGCATAATCAGCAAAATCGTAATCTTTATACACTTCCACTGTCATTTGCAACGAAGATTTAGCCAAAGTCACCATTTGGGGCTTACCCCAGCGTTTTTTAACTACAGGATTACGTGTAGAAATCCAAGGAGTAACAAAATGCGAAGCAATATTTTCTTCATTTGTAGCATATTTGTCAAAAACCCTAGAATCATCGTCATCAATATGAATTAAACGCCCAGTGTTAGCCACACAACCACCAACTAGCAAATGCTCAGTATTAGGCGGTTGATACGCAAACAACGGACCAGCATCTATATCTGTCATAATCCAAGCCCCCGTTTTGCCCAAAGAAGGATCATAAACAAAGGTTCTTCTAGTAGTCGTGCCTCCTGAAGTCCAATCCACAGTTACATAAAGCTTTTCGTTAGCCCACGCTAATTGTGGCGGATTAGTAAAAGTTATTCGCCCATCATCTATTGCAGGGCGAAGCTTATCAAAAACGTAAGCGGTTCCATTTTGCCCTAACAAATGCACCCCTGAACGATCATGCCAGAAAAACACACCAAAAGGAGTAGCCACAGGGCTAGAAAGAGGAATAGAACCTACAGTTTTAGTTAAATTAACTAATTGGAAGCTGTCTGTATCAAACCCATAAACAGCGTAAATAGAATTAGATTTAAAAACCACCAAACGGTCACCATTGGGAACAATACCAGTAATATAATCCCCTGCTTCACCCTTGTCCACATCAACATAATCTGCCGCTGTCCATTTCTCTGCATCGTTAAGATTAGACCACCTTAACCTATACTTGGTGTCTCCCCCTTCATACGTGTTACCAACCCAAACATGGTTATTCCATTGGGCAACATATTGCGCTTGTGGAAACTGACCTGCAGAACCATCAAGCGTTGTGCCCAAATCCGCATCAGTGCTTCCATCCCATTTAAAAGAAACCTTGTCATAAGAAACTCCATACGTAACGTTATTAAACGTTATACCATATACCCTAGAGCCATCCGTGCGGGGAGTAATGTTTGTAAAATCAGTAAAGTTACCTGAAGCCGAATGAGCAACTTTAGTTCCGTAATTAACCATAATACGGTTAGTGCCACCATCAGTATGGAACCCCCAAATGCCTTTAATGTCTGCACTTAATGCAGTTGCATTACGGCGAATAACGCCGTTGCGCAACTGTACGCCCCCACGAGGGTCTACAGTAACATTAAACAAATCAGGCGATTCGTCATCAGCTAAATCAAATTGGTCAGCACGAAAATTAAGACCGCCAGAAAAAGACTCCAACATTTGAAGCTGGAAATCACGAGTAGCCATCTAAATCACCATCTAACCCCACCAGTGCTGGCATAACGCAAACGACCAGTCCCAATTAAATACCTTGTAGAAGATCTAGAGTTCATAATCATTGGCTGAGGAGCAGGAGTGTCAGCATAACGCCTAGCCACATTATCCAACTCCATAGCATATTGCTGCATATACTGATTTGCCATAACAGGATCTTCTTGCTGCAAATAAGCTTTAGCAATAGTATACGTTGTTAAAACAGGATGAAATGGATTCGGTAGATCAGGCGTTTCACTCCCTGCAGCAGTCGTTGCGCTACTAGGAAAATCTGTAGGAAAACGTACACAACGTACATAAATAGTCTCCACCGAATCGGGAGTGGGATAGAACCTAATAGTGTCATTCCAAAAACTCCATTCCCAAGGATCACTACTTGTTGAAACATTTAAAGGATTGTCACGATCACCTTCGTCACGACCAACATAAGTCATAACATGGTCATCGTCCCTCAAAGAAATTAAATCACGTATACCTTGCGTAACACCAGCACCAATTGTATCTAACGAATAATCTGATGTTCCTGCAACAGTTTGAAACGTAGTTTCTGTCTCATAAAACCCCCACCGTTTCTCACTGTAGGCAATAGTGTCAAACCCTTGCCCTATAATGCGATTAAGTACAGTGTCACTAATATCGCTTGAATCAATATCTATTACGTCACGAGTCTGATTGCGTATATCGTCTAAAGTCATTGCAGGCATTATTCAGCCTCATTTAAAAATTTTTCAAATTGTTGTGTGTGACCTGCACACAATTGCGTCCCCTTAACTGGATGAGCTTTACAATCTTTTCCAGCTTTAGTTTTTCCTGAACATGAAGCAGGCTCCAAAGGCATTTCAGCAAACTCAGAAACACCAGCAACTTGACGTATATTGCCAGACTTGCCGTGCGCTGCCCCACCAACTGGTCTACCAGTTTGCCCAGCAGGTACTGCATTTGAGTTATAGGCTAATGCGTTTGCTCTCATCATGCTCCGATCTGACTAGTGGGGAGGCTACCTGCCTCCCCACCAATCGGATTTATTAGTCAGTCAAACCAACAAGAACACCTTGTCGTGCTCTGTTGCTAGTTGTGAGGTTACCGTAACACAAGATTTGCGCATAGCGTGCATCTTGGTTAGTTGGACGTACAAACGGTGTTGGCTTGAACCAAACATCGCTGTGCGCAACTAAACGGATGTACTTCGTATTTAGGAAGTACATTTTACCATCAAGGTTTGAGTCACCATCATAGGTACATGGAGCACCTTTGAAGAGAAGGTTTTGGAACCCTGCATCTGCAACTGTTGCATCGGTGTACCGAAGCTGTGGTTGTAGAAGAGATTCGTACTTCTCGTACTCATCCTGATCGCTGATAATCATAGTAGGTTGGTCGTTACCAACTGAAACGTTATTGTACATTGTGGACATTGCCGCAAGTGTAAGCGCTCCACCTACGTTAGTAGCTGAAGATCTCCACCATGAGTTGTCAGAATCAGAAGCATCAATGCCACCAATCTGAGCACCACTGGCTCCGTCATTGCTTGTACCGACTATAGCATCAAGCCCTAGCCAGTCTTTGCCTGCACCGTTTGAGTAAAACATGGTGTTCATGTTTTCAATAACAGTTTCTTCGGCTTGCATGATCTTGCCCTCTAGGAGGTCAATGATCGCAGCTTCGCCATTGTTTTTAGCTTCTTCTATACCTGTGATGGTGATAGACACAGCATACTGTTTCCAGTCGTACTCAGCAGCGGTGATACCGTCCTGAGCGTCAATGCTAATAGTGTCAGCACCACTGTATGAAGCAGCGGTTGTGTTTTTCCCATAAATGATGGGAACAACGATCTTTGCACCGCCACTTACACGCCGAACGGTTTGACCATTCGTTAATGCGTAGAACAATGGACGTGCAGAGAAAATGTTGTCCGTCAATTTGGGAACATAGTTTTTCAGAGTCGTTGAAAGAATCTGATCAAAAGCTGTATTTCCAGCAGTCATATTTCTATATCCTTAATTGTTAAATGATTAATTGTCTTGTATAGCCAACTCGTATGCTTCACGTATTGAATTAACCGCAGTAACTGCCTTATCAATATTCCCAGCAGGAGTTCCTACTGAAGAATCTATAATTTGAGCATCACGCTTTTCTTGAACAATTTCCTCATTTGTTACGGCTGTTTGCGTCTTTCCGATCATTTCATCATAAGTCATGTCTTTGTAAGCCGCCCGTAAACTAGAGATATTGTTCTTAATAGCATGAGCAAAAAGTTTTTGTTGATCTATTTCAACTCCATACTCTTCGCCTAATTGCGCTATTTCACGTTGCATATTTTGTTGTCTCTGCGCCCGATTTTGTTCTTCAATGGCAGATTCTAATTTTCTCAGTCGTACTTCATCGGGGTCCAAATCTTCAAACTCATCTTCGGTTTCAGTGTTTTGGTTGCCCAGAGATACCCCAAATGCGTTTCCCAGAGCATTAATAGCTCCTTGGGGGTCAGTCTCTAACGCCTGAACAATTGCCTCTGCTTGAGCCAATCTCTCACGCTCGGATGCCAATTCTTGCGTCTTACGTGTGTAATCAGCTTGACGTTGGTATCCATTTTTAAGTTCCTCAATGGAAACTTGTTGTTCCACACCGTCTATTTTAACAGTGTGACTTGATCCTTCAGGAGTGCTGGAGTCCAGTTCCGTTGTCTCAATCATGTGGAATCCTTTCGGTTGTTCCTATAGTTAATAAAAATGTGTCCCATTACATATTAGGCAATTCCATACCCATTTGGTTTTGCAATTGCGTTAAAAGCTCTGGTGGAACACCTCCAGTAGCTTCAAAAGCACCACCACCAGCACCTGCGGCAGGCGGACCGCCCATTCCACCAGCTATTGATGGTGGGGGTACGCCGCCTTCGGGAGCGGTGGCAGTATTCTCAGGTCCAGCAGGTTGCTGCTGAACCATGAACTTTTCAGGATTTTTAATACCAAATCCGTACTGAAGTACGTATCTAGCCAATTCCATAGGATCAACTACAGTCCCAACAAGAGGAGCAACAGCATTCATCAATGAAATTGCTGTTTGCCTTCTAGCTGTTTCGTTGTGAGGTTGGGTAGATCCTCCCTCTACAACATAGTCATATTCCCCTATAATATCTTCTCTTGAATAAGCAATATAGTACTTTTCATCGTCTTTACCTGTAACTCTGACCATTTGAGGACGAGTCATGTATTGTTGCATTAGTTGCATGATCAAACGAGCAACTTCTGCAATGTTTAATTCAACCATTGCGAGCTTATCTGCTGCTCTAGCGTTACCCGCATCAGCAATAATGCTTGCTTCTGTAGCTGTACGCCTAATTTCAGGCATTTGCCCACGGGCGTACTCAGATACCCCGCTTACAGTGTTTATATCGTTTTCAATAATACTTGAATGGTTATACATTTCTGGAGCAAGTGGAACTTGCGCCAAAGGAACTACAACGTCACCAAGATTCCTGTTTTCGTCTACTACAGGAACAAACCGTCCATCTTCATCAGATTCTAAAGCTTCCCTGCCTTCAGGTCCAAAAGAACGTTCATGATACAAGTATTTCCTTGCGTAACGTTTGCGGTGATTAACCATTTGAGTACGGGTTTTATTTAATTCTTCTTGAAGAGATTCTATCGCTTCAAGATCGCTCATAGGATAGAAATTATCTGGGATGTCGTAATTGCGTAGCATTACAAATGGATGCCCAAATGCGTAAGGCATTGGAGTAGGGTCCAATAAATACTCATCACCAGTATCAGTGCAAACTGAAATTGTGTTATTTTCTAAATCGTAATATTCGTATAATGTTACACGGTCCACAAGATCTGAATACTGGTCCCGCTCATCATCATTATCCCAACGTGACTTAACGCCACTATCTGCTTCAACTTTTCTACGAGCTGAGGCTTTAAATCTTTTGTCTTTTTTGACTTCTGCGACTGAACGCACAATTCTTTGAGCTATCCACTTTGCATCCTCTATGCACGTAGCTTCAGGATCAACAAACATGTCAAACGGCGAAATACGCTCAACAAAAGGCTGGTCCTCCAAAACAGCCATAGTCGTAGTCGGCAAAGAATTAAAAATCTCGTCATCTGTAGGAAGATTTTCTGCGTCTGGATTATCTAACGCAAACTGTTGAACCTCCGCACGAGAACGAGTGTACTCTTCGTCCATTTCCTCAGGAGAAAGATTGCGCTCTTCTTCAGTGTATTTCCAACCAACCTTTAGCCAACCATGCCCAACAATCAAAAAATCTTTAACCATGCGGCGAAAAGGCTTACGGTAATCGTGATGTCGCCAAAGATAATTAATTACCTGCTCCACAAAGATAGCTCGGTCTTCGTCACTTTCTTTAGTAGCTGAAACAGTTATCTTAGGATGATTTACAGCTACTGAAGGAGCGATAACATTAACAGTGCTGAAAGCAAGATTAACAGATATGCGATCACTTGTAACTCCAAACTGGTGGTTATCCCAATAGGTTTTCCCACGATAAAGGTCTATCATTCTACGCCATTTAGCGTCAAACCCCTCATCAGTTCGCCATTTTTGGGCAAGACGTAAGCGTGTTTTTACTCTATCGTATTCATCTGCTTTGTACGCCATGTTATACCCAACGGTTTCCTACTGGTACTGGATCTCTACCTTGTGCCTTAGCATCAGATATTATCTTATTTTCACGCTCTTTGAGTGTCATATCTTGTTCTTCTTTAGGAAGAATAGAACGCTGCCCCTCAAATGAGTACATTTGTAAGCTTAAAGTTTTTTCACGAAAAGCCCAACCTTCTTTGAGTGACTCCATAGAGATATCGGGATCCCGTAGTCTCTTATCTTCGCAGTATTCCTCAAAGGTTGCATCGTGTGGCAAATTTGCCATTTAAACTATACAGCTCCGCTTGGTTGTTTAGCAGAAGGTTCTACTTTACCGCCAAGACCATGCTGGTTCTTAGGTGTTACACGAGGTGTCTTTTGGTTTCCGCCTTGCATGACACCGCTACCTGCAGCCTCAATGTTTTTATGTGCGGATTGACCAGCGCCTCGTCCACTCGCAGGGCGAGCAGGACCATTGTAAAGCATAGAGGTATTGCCTAATGCAGGCTTTGCTCCAGCTCCTACTTCATTGTATTTGGCATTATGTGCCATAAGGACTCCTTAAATTAAATATCCTAGTATTAGATTACGCTGTCCCACGACCCAAATGTTTTCCTATAACATTTGGACTGGAATCTTGGTAAGTAGGTATTTGCCTAACCCACCAATCAAAAGTAAATGTATCATCAACTTCTTCACGATACTCAGGAACATACGCATATTTTCTCATCTGATTCGCTAACGCTAACGCCATCACACGGTCATCAAAAGGCGATCCTGACATTTGCCCACGCTCATTCCTAGTAAATGTGCGCAATTCAGCCAATGTATGCTCACAATACAGCTTCAACTCGTAGTTCTTTAACGCCATACCCAAATCATCTATCATCAAAGGCTTTGAAGTCTTAGTTGTCTTCCAGCCATACTCTTGAGACACCCTTTGATCAACCTGATTCAACGACCTCTTCCTAAACAAATTAGGATACCCAAGCTGCCTAAGCTGAGTAATCGTAGTAAGACCATGATTGTTAGCTTCCACACAGCACAAAGCATCGCCATACCACAAACCAAGCCTAAAAACTTCAGTAGCTAACTCATCTGGAGGTATTCTGCCATGCCAAACAGCTACTTGCTCCCCAGTTTTCACATCTAACACCTGAACACATGAAAAATCACCATGTCCAAGCCCTTCAGCAGTATCTACACCCATAACATAACCACTAAACCGTGTAGGTCTTTGCCAAACTGTCAAATTCATCTTCTAAACTCCACTACCCTTGTCTGCGGTTCGTGCATATAACCCTTCTCACCAGATCTAACATTGAACTGCAAAGCATCCAACACGTCAAGATCAAATACAGGATTACCAGAACGAACGAATGCCTCTTCAGGGGAAGTTGGATATTCCTGTGCGAGCTGCCAAGGCAACATCGCCGCTTTTTTCGCCTCATACCATGAGCCATCCCTATCCTCCGATGCTGACCAAGGAAAAAACATCGGATCAAAATTGTTATTACCAGTCACAGCACCATTCCACAGATTGTGAAAAAAGTTACCAGACCCATTTGCTGTAGATAAACCAATTATACGTCCGCCTACGTCAGCCACAGGTTCAATAGAAGCCCACGCTTCTTCAGGATTAGGTAAAAACGCCCACTCATCCACAACTATCAGCGTAGCTGATTCGCCACGGGCAGGATCAGATGCCGAAGGCATAGAAGTAATCTGAGAACCATTACTAAACGCCATGCGTTGCTGATGCTCAACTTCCGACTTAGGACCACGCTCAATCATCCACTTAGGCAAATGCTTAAAACCATACTTTGTTTTCCGCAACAACAACACAGCCTCACGCTCTGTCCTAGAAAGATCAATGATATTCTGGTCTTCATGAAAAAAAGCTAACCAAAACTGATGCGCAGCTACCAAAGTAGTCCACCCAATCTGCCTAGCTTTCAATGTAAGCGAATACCTATTATCATCCCAGCGTTCTAACGCTTCTCTCTGTGCATCACGTAATCCAAAAAGTATGCGACCATGAGCAGGATGAGCAATGCTCCAATAATTTTCAAGAAAATAGATCTCATCCTTGACACAGTTTCTCCATTCAGCTTCCTGACGAAGCTCAGTGATACGACTCACTTCTTCTTCTTAGGCTTCCTTTTGGACTTCTTGCCCATACCGCTATATCCACCTTTACCTTTAGGCATCTTTAACCATCCTTAATGTACCAATCGTAGCCTCAAGCTCATCAGCCAAGTCAGCATCAGACATAGCAGCTACGTCACGATCCTCAGCCACGGCAACCTTTCGCTTAGGCGTAAATTTATCTATATATTGCAAGTAAAGGCTTGCAGCCTTTACGTCACCATCGGCAGCACGCTGCCAAAGAGCATCTATGACGCTCTGAACCCTTTCAGGGTTAATGTTGAGTTCGGCTGCACGCCGATCCCATTCTTTAATGAATCTAGAATCACGTTTGATTCGCCTTACCGAATCTTCATGTATTCCATTTTCAAGCGCCCATTCACGTTGCGTAACTGGGTCACGTTCTGGTCCTAGTAGTAGCCACTCTAATAGTCTTTTCCAGTGGTCAGGCATTACCTTTAAACCTGTTTCAGGATCTGTTTTCCAATTGTTTTTTCCCATTTATTTCTCCTCACTTGTTAGCGTAATTGTCCCATTCGGACTTTACTAAGTTTTTTCTTAAAATACTGGGACACTTCACCTAATTAGTACTAAGTACTTAGTATCAATCTTTCGTTTCTTCCAGAAAAAGAAAGATTGGTTCTGAGTAAATTTATATCGCTAACAGGCACTTAGTATCAAGAGTTCAAAAACTTGAACGATTTGCGGATGTATTAAGAATCACTTAGTCAGGACGACCCCATAGGGGGCTTGGGGGGGGTCATCGTTCCAATCGTGCACGCTGTGCGCAGGTGGCGGGCGCACTTCTCGCCTCGCATAATGCAACACGAGAAGAAACCTGCTCTGACCAGCACTTTTGCTCCCAGATCGCTTGCAATACGGTGGGCATAATGCGCAGGGTATCGTGCATCTGGCAGACTCTGCACCGAATCAATCTCAGCCCAGCAAAAACTATGCTACTACGTAGTAGTAGTGACGTCCTCCCTGAACAAAGTGAAGGGAGGACGTCCCTCCCCACAACAGAAAGGATCGGCGATGACCAACATCACCATCACGAAAACAGAAGCAAAATCCATCATGAGCCTAGCTCGCAAGGTGCAGACCGCACAGGAGGGAACTAGTTCCCCTACGCCGTCTGAGAAGCCAGCGAAGAAAGCTCCAGCGAAGGCTACGAAGAAAGCTCCAGTCAGTGTGCAGGAAGCGAAGCTCACACGCTCTGACAAGAAAGCCAGAAACTCGGCTCTGCTGAGGAGATGTCACGGCTTGATCGGGCACGGTTCACGTGAGAGCTTGGAACAAGCCCTGCGAGAACTGCCTGACACGACTGATAGCTGGAAGAAGATGAGAGCTAACGCACAAGCCAAGCTTGACGCACTAGCATAAGCGACATGCGCTGGGGGTTCACGCCCCCAGCATATGTGTGTGTGCCCAGTCCCTGATTGGACACACACACATGTGAGATGTACTCGCATGATCCTTACACAGGAGGAAATTTAATGAATACAACTACACACACAGGGCTACACCCGTTCACCATGAGTGGGCTGGCTGTATGCGAGGAAAAGGACCACTCACGACCACGTGAGGACCATTCGCAGGAGGATCTCCTAGCGTTCTGGGAGGATCACCCGCTGTACAAGACAGCCGAGCATGTGCGTATGTACCCTGAGAAGTACACACTTGGAGCCTTTGACATACTCAAGGCGCTAGGTATGGACCCTAAGCGCACGTTGGATTACGAAGATGCGTTTGAGATGGGTGCACAAGCGAAAGAGATGGTGTTCCTTGACAATCGCAAGGTCTGGATACACGAGGACCATGCGGAAGAGTGGGAGCCTGAAGTCGCTGAGTTTGGGTACTTACGCAAGGTCCGTGTTGATGAGGACTGGGAGGAAGATGGTTACACAACGCTAACACGCAAGCAACAAGGTGGAAGCTATCATGGCAACATAGGCGCTAACACTACGCTTGAGGAGTTGGCTGACGAGTTCCTCGTGATGAACACTCTACTCCCTGCGAGCCAGAGCATACTGGACCAACTATAAACCCATAGCGTGGGGGTGTGAATGCACCCCCACGTATGAAAGGAGAATTGCAATGCTTAAATTGCTACAAGCGCATAGAAATGCGTACATTACCGAGTGGTACTACACTCACGATTGGACAATGCGTGAGTGTTGGAACTGGTCACTATTGGGCAACATACACATGTGGTATGGGTTGCGCTACAAGTCTGAGATGATAGACACGCCTCTGTGGGAGTATCTCAAGGATCCCATGTCTATGTACGATTGGCGTGGGTATAAGGCTTGGCTTGACGAGTTCCACCCGACAGTGGAGGACGACTTTGAGCAGGACAAGTACGTGTGCAAGTACTGTGATGAGGATCTCACAGGCATTGAGGAGCTGGATTTGGACTGCACGTTCGCACTGTGCGTGCCACATGACGAGTATGGGGATCCCATCTACTAGTCCTCACACGTAAGCACACCAGAAAAGAGGTATTTATGCGTGAAAGGAGACTAATATGCACCCGTACTAAAGAGGTTGTTTGCGCTTACAGGAGCGTAAAGGACAGGAAGCAATGAAAAAGTGGAGGAGGAAACCCTCTCTTTAGAGAGAGGGTTTCCCCTCCAGAACCAAAATTTGACTTAGGAGGTCAGCATGGCAAGTACATCATTCAGCGTAACAATCGGCTTGACGACAGATCAAGGCGAGCAAATAACGCCTGACACGGTAGAGCATATCGTTATGGCAGAGCAAATAGACACAGATGTGTGGGAGCTATTCACGGTTGCACGTGGCATAGGCTTGGACAGTGAAGGCTACAACTACCACGAGGAAGTCCTTGTGTTTCAGGGTGTTTCTACGGACATAGAGGACACACGTGAGTACTTTGAGCAGATAGGGATAACGTGTGGACAGCGTGCAATTGGCTGGTTCCAAGCGGATCCCGTAGAGTCCTACCATTACGTAACTCCCATGCTACGTGGGATACATGAAAGTCGGTAAATTGCCGAAATTTGGAGAGGAAATTATCTCTCTTTAGAGAGAGATAATTTCCCTCCACCGATTGACTTTAGGAGGTCAAACACATGAGTAAAGAAACCAAAAAAATCAGCCCTGAAAGGCGAGCAAAGAAAGAAGCTAACAAGCTACGCTACCGACAACTAAACGCACAGTTGTCTAACGCAACTAAAGCTTCTAAAGCAGGCGAAGACGATAAAGTCGTTGAAGCCTTACGCAAAGCGTTTGCGTTAGCTTCTGCTCCTACCGTTTGGGACGCTGAACAAGCACGTGTCAAGAAACACGCTAAAAAGCACAAAGTTGCTGTAAAAGCGCTATCATGACATGAGTGTGGGAGAGCGATGACACTTAATTCCGCTCTCCCCACTACAGGGCACATACGGTTACGTCCCCCCGTGTGTGTCCTGTAGTGGGAAACACCCACTCACACGACTCTAGGGAGGTCACCAATGGGTCAAAATATACATGCCTTGCGCTTTAACGCTAAGGGCGAAATAACCATACCATTCCACCGTGTAGGCGTAGATCGTCCTGATCTAGCCGAGTTACTTAAAGCGTTGAGCAAATTGCCAGCGCCTGTCGGGAGGCAATAATGAATATATATGACATAAGCGTGCTCGTTATGGGGGCTTGTACCCTGTGCTTGTACTTAGGGTGCGTTTTGCACTATAGGGACTTGAAGAGCGCTCAAGACATAGTGCGTGAAGTAGCGTTTAGCCGTAGCGCTGACGCTGAAGCGCCATATCAACAGATACGGGCTTTAAGCCTGTTCTTGGCAGACGTTGTAAGCGTTCCAGATTTCAGAACGAATCTGGCTAAAACGGGTTACAACGTGTACAAGGAGTATGGACCACAAGCTGAGTTCCCACGCTATTTCGGGAGACAACTTGTGGACGATTACATGACTCTGTTGCACATGCAGGGCGAGAATTGCCCACCGTATATGGCTCACCTTTCACACATGGACGTTGGAGAGTTCGTAATTCAAGCGATTAAGCAGGACAAAATCGCTCAAGAATTTCTCAACGCATATGTGCGTGAGGGCTTTGATTATGAAGCGATAGAGCGCATAGAGGCTGATGAAGCTGAGATTATAGACATAAGCACAAGAGAGAGGAAATAAGCATGGCACAAGCTATAGCTATGAAAAATGGTAGACAGATACGTAAGGTGCATCTGGTGAGGGTCAGTGATGACAGGTGGGAGGGCTTTGCGCTCTGCTACTGGGGCAACATTGATCCAGACGAGTGGGTCACGTGGAGTGTCGCTTGCGACTCTAGCGGAATGTTGGAGTCAGCGCATGGACACTACATAGTGGGCTTGGAAGAGGCTGAGGAAGACTTCAGATTTAGGAGTGCTCAACATGGTCGCTAACACTCACAACGTAATGATCCACACCCTCCGTTGCAACGTATGTGGCGGGGGGCAAGAGGTGTTCATAGCCAAAGATCGTTGGCACGATTACATAGACAGGGGAATGCTCGTTCAAGATGCGTTTCCCCCAAGCTTGGGCTATGACGCTGAGTACCGTGAACAAATGATTGGAATCCGTAGTGGTTATCACGTGTGTGAAAACTGCTGGGGTTCTGTCTTTACATATGAGGAGGAAGAGTAATGTATACAGACAAATGGGTAGAAGTTGAGGAAGTAAAGATAGCGGGTAAACGCTATCCCTTAACACGTGGACGTTTGTTTAAAGCCAATAACAAACGAGGCATTTACCGTGTGCATCACATATACGCTGACAGGCAAGACAGCAACAACGTTGAGGTCCATGCGTGGTGGCGTGATAAGAGATACTTTAGCGGGGGCAAGGCGCAATGGCGCTTTGTCCAAGTTAAAGATGTTAAACACGTCTTGAAAGATGTGGAATCAATCTAGTGCAAAGGAAGTTCCTATGCACAGAGAATAACTGGAGGAGAAAATCTCTCTCTTTAGAGAGAGAGATTTTCCCTCCAAAACCAAATTTTGAACTGGGAGGTTCAGTATGAGTAAAGAAATTGAAGTTAAATTAGTGCTTGACACGTCAGAGTTGGAAACCGTGAATTACGAGAACGTTGTAGAGGACGTGTCTCGTAAGGTGGTCCAAACCTGTGATTTTTCAGACGATGTTGAAAGCGCTTTGCAAAGTAGCGACACCTTGTATGAGCTTAATGACAGGCTAGACGTGTTTGCGGAAACCCTTGACGATACAAGGAATTACGTATACGAGTATGACCTTGACGAGATCCAAGATGACCTACGGCGTGATGACGAGCGCATTGACGAGCTGAAAGAACGTGTAGATGCCCTTGAAGCTGAAGGCAAGCTTGATTGGCGCACAGAGTTCGGCACTCGCTTAGAAGCCCTAGAGGATAAAGTTCTTGGCGAAGTCGTGGATTCAAGCGCTTCTGTAGCGATGCTTGTCCTTAGGGTTGATCGCTTAGAGGAAATTAACGAGCGTTTGATGTACCTCATTCGCAATATACAAGGAGTTGAGATTACATGAAGGTATTTGTACTGACTGTCGTGATGACAGAAGAAGCGCAAACAAGTAAGGAGTATGAGCAGGCAATCGGGGATTTCGTGTCACACTGTGATGGTATGATCCTTGAGATGACTGAGGGTACTGCAGACGTGATTGATGCTTCTACAGAAATTGAACAAATGTATGACGCTGATGGAGATCCTACGGACTCCCTTAGTTCATACGAATAAAACGTTGTAAAGCGTGAACGTTCCCAGCGTTCAACGTCCTTCGGGATACGGCATGGGACGTGGTACTACCCACTGGCGCTAGTGAGAGCAGATATGAGGTAGTTAAATGCAGGCAGAAACAAGCATGCCAAGCCAA